AGGTACACGGGAATTAACGCTGGTGGAGATGATAAGGTTCATGTTGAGAAATCAACAGGTGATCGTCGTAGAAACCAGAATCAAACAAAAAACCTACTTGTAGATTTTTGTAAGTTTTGAGTACCGGATACTGTTAAATCTGGCGTGAGAAACGCTGCGGCAGCAATTGCCGCAGGAGCAGCAGGAGCAGGTGGTGCTTCACCAATTCAAGCTGCTCAACCACAATCTATGGTTCAGCCTTATCGTGGAGAATATAGCAACGTTAAATTTGATGTGGCACATGCTGTCGAAACACTCGGACTTAGCTCAAAATATCTGGCTGAGCCTGAGACAGTATACAATTTAATGATGAATAGATGGAAAAAGGGTAGATTAGATGACTCTCAATTTTCAAAGCTTTTCGACAAATACAAAGAAAGAGATTCAAGCACTGACAAGTATTTTGCCAATCCCCCATCTTGTTGTTAAATAAAACAGACCCACCAATTTTTATTAGTGGGTCTGCGGGAAAGATCAGTTTGGTGTGACAATATAATTTTTGTCGTAGCTTCCTTGCTCACCATTTCTATCTTTTATTGGGATACTTTGTCTATTCGATATCCTATCATTTTCAGCATAAACAATCATAACCCAACCATCCCATCTTTTATTAAATTCTTCCATTGTCCAAGTTCTTACTTTCAGTTGCGGATCACTGTTATTGATATATTTTATTATTCCTTTTTCTTCGTCATAATGAACTATTACCATAACGTGACCAGGGACGCCAAAAGCACACCCTCTTCTTTCGATCACACAACCCTTTATTAACAAGCTTCTATCTTTTTTGCTTGTTGTTATTTCATATTTCACTTCATATGTTTCGAACATTTTTCTTGCAGATTTTGGACTTGCATAACTTTTATAGTTATCGTTATATGTTAAATCATATAATTTTCGTTCGCCACAATATCTTGCAATAGTTTCAATGCTTGACCATACACATTGTATGCCAGTTCTATTTGGAACCCTATCCTTCATTGGAATAGGAACCTGAACATCATCAAGATCATTCTCGACCTCACCCTCATAGCTAGCGACTGGATTCTTACTAGTGAGGTATGGGCTGGGATAAAAATTTTCTGTATTAAATGTTATTTTTATAGTAAAAATAACACATGTGTACAGAAAAATCCCTAATACCAACCATGAATTCCTTTTCATAGTCCTCCTTGTCTTACTGACTATAAGTATTTAGTAGTTTGACAAGGGATTATTTTTCGGTGGCTAAATTTCTGAAAGTATTGAGAGATCTGTCGGGATTTATGAGTAATTTTTCAAAAAGTTCTTTTGCTTTTGGAGTGTTTAATTTCTTCCAAGCATCTTTTCTTGTGTTCAAAGTGTATTTTTTAAACACATTTTGAATTCTTTCTGCAATATCCATCACAGCATGGATTTTATTAGTGGTATTAATATCCTCTTTTTTAGAAGAAGACTTTTTCTCAGCCTTCTTTTTAGGAGAAGATGATTTTTTAGCTTCCTCTGTTAAAACCCACTCATTGAAACTTTTCATCAGACACCATGTCTCATAGCATCATCGGATGAAGTGGCAATCATGTTGTCATTATCAGAAGGAACTTCTGGGTTTACATGCTTCTTAGCAGCCATTCTTAGAGCACTAACATCGATTTGATCATAAACAGCCCTCATGCTTGGATCACTTGAACTAAGTGTCTTTAACATAGTCATTAGCCTGGCTGGTGATTCACTAGCTGCCATCATGATTAAATTGGTGACAGACGCTATTGCTTTTTCTTGATCTTGGTTAAAAGAAGCATTTCCTACACTTCTTTCAAGTTCTCCACGAAGACCAGTGTCAAGAGCTTCAATATACTGCTGAAAAGATTTCATAATTTTCTCTCTTAATAATTAGGTTTTAAGACTACTTTTAAGTTAGTCAATTGTATATATCAATGTTATTGTGTTTTTAAAATTAACTTATAAAAAATTTAAAAAAATTTTTAAAGTGGCAAACATATATACATAATGTTGTGGCATAAAACCCACAAGGCTGATTATCAACCAGTCTGTTTGTGATCAAAGATGATTACAAAATAGTTGATATACCGTATTAGAGGATTTTTGTTAGAAGATCAAAACTTACCTAGGGAGTTATAAAATTATGAAGCGTAAATTAATCAGCTATGATGCCTTGAAGAAAATGGAAGAGGCATCCATTTCCAAAATTCAAGAGCAGTTAGTTAATGCAGAGGAAGTTCTAGCCAACGTTTTAGAAGCCGAGCAACTTGAATTAGTATTCTTCAACGAGTCAGAAGCTGTTTATAAGACTCTTGATCAAGACTATATTCGTGCCAGCTACAAACTCGATGATAGTGGCTTAAGCCTTGAGAATGTAGAAGAACTCGTAGTAGACGAAGATAGCGAAAAGAATGAGTCAAAGAAGCTTATTTCATCATTAATTGATGATCTTATTGAAAACAAAGAAGAAGAAGCTGGCGCCAAGCTAGCTGAGTATCTTAACCTCCCAGGTGTAAAAAGAAGCATAACTGAGGGTTACAAAGTAAAGATGTCTAATCCACGCGGCAGACGCAGCAAGCTAAAGAACAAGCGTCAGCCCAGATCGCTTGTTAGAAAGCGTATCATCAACATGATGAAGACCAAGAGAAAGAGAAGGGGTATGAAGAGTGCTTTTAAGACTCTAACAGCTCCAGCTAAGAGAAGACTCAAGGGTATGTCAAACCCAAGAGCCAGAATGTATGTTGTTAAGACCATGAAAGAATGGAATTCCTTGACAGAGAACGTTCTTGGTTATGTAAATCACAAAGAAATGGGTCCATTCTATAAGGAATGCATCGTAGACCATGATGATAATGGCAATATAGTTGCCGTTAAGATTCCATCAGATCTCAAGAAGAATGAAGGTAAGATTCTAAGCTTTGATTGGAAGACCATGGACACCGAAGTCAAGGTTCTAAGAAACAAGGCTAAGAAGCTTTGCGAAAATGAAAAGTTCGCCAGGCACGTTGTTGAAATCAAGAAGCATAACAATGTTTCAAACAACAATGGTTTAGAAACAGCTCTTGAAAACGTAGTTGCCAGTTTCCCAGAAGTTCTTTATCTCACACAGTCAGAAATGGCTGAAACAGTAAGTAGTGCTCTTGAGATGGCTGGTGCAAGAAATTATGACGATAACACATGTGAATTCATCTCCGAAGCAATCTTAAGAACCGCTTTCGATGCATACGCAGACAGAGTATCAAAGATTGTTAACCTCACTGGCGTTAAGCTAGAGAGCGAAGACAAGTATGTTGAATTCAAGGATGTTGCAAACAAACTTTATAACTATGTTGATGCTTCAGAAGAAGGCGAACTAAAGGTGTTCTCTGATCTCTATGAAGCCCTCGATAGTCTAAAGAAGCTTGCAGAAAGCCTCGGAGAGAAAGAAATAATAAGCGAAGTCAACCAGCTTATGCAAGAGTGCATTTATGTTGTAAACAAAGAGCAAGAGCCAGATGTTCAGCTTGCTGAGTTTGTTGCCAACTATCTCAGAGACATTTACGAGAGCAATCTCGGATCAATGGATTGGGAAGTAATGGAACCAAACGTATCAGCCACAGGTGATCATCCAATGGTTCACGCTCATGCCAAGAAGAGTTATTCACCCGCTTCTGATGCTGAAGATACCAGTGTAGTAGACGCTGGTAAGTCTCCAGTAAGTGATGGCAAAACAATCAAGAATGATCTTGATGACGAACTCATGAACAATGCATGGGGCAATGTTGGTGGAGAAGAAACATATCCTTCACTAAGCAATCCTTATGTTCCAAGTTCAATGGAGTTTACTATGAAAGGCGATAAAGGAGTAGATAAGGATAGTGATGATCTGGGCACACATCAAGGCAAGGATACATGGCCCAATCTTAACAATCCATTAGCCAAATAATTTAAGGAGTAATTATGAAAGAAATACTATTCATAGACAGTTGTCAGAATTCTGGCTTCACGATGGATTTGAATGAATCGGTGAGCGATAAAGGGCTCACCAAATTCAGAGGAAAATTCCAAGAAGCAGAAGCAATTAATAAAAACAAAAGAATGTACCCATTTGGCGTCCTCGATGAGAACGTCAAGAAATTACAAGAGTGCGTAAAAAACAGAGGCTTGATTGGTGAGTTGGATCATCCAACTGATAGCATCATTCACTTTGAAAAGGCAAGCCATGTTATTACAAAGCTCTGGTGGGACGGAAACGTAATGATGGGTGAAGGGGAAATCCTCAACACTCCTCACGGAAAAATACTGAAAAGTCTTTTAAACGATGGCGTTAGAATTGGCATCAGTAGTAGAGGTGTTGGTAATGGCAAAGTTGACGAGAATGGAATACTTGTAATTGGCGAAAGCTACAAGTTAATAACATTCGATGCAGTTGCCGATCCAAGTACATTTGCTGCTTACCAAGAAAAAGTTCCATCTAAAAAAGAAGGTTCAGTAGTAAGTGTGGAAAATTCTTCTGCGGTGGAAGAATTTTCGAGAAAAAATGAAAGCTCAAGCATATATAAAGTTAATAAGGAAGCTTTGATTGCTTGCTTAGGTACATTAATAGAAAATTCAACCAATTCATTAAAGCGAGGTGTAGGCTCATGAACAATAAAATCCAAGAGGCACTTGAGAAACTGTTGCCTGAAGATCAAGTTAGTGAAGTTACTTCAGCCATTCAGGAAATGCTGAAGGAAGCTAAGGCAGATTTAGAGACTGAATTCAACAACAAACTTGAGGAAGCTTATGCTGAGCTTTCCAAGGAACTCAAAGACGCCGAAACTGTCGCTGAGAAGGGTTATACCGAAGCTTACTCAATTATTAGTGAGCTAAGAAATAGACTCGAAGTTCAAAGCGAAGAGTATGAAGCTGCTCTCGAAGAGGGTTATGAAGAAGCTTACCAAATGCTCAAAGACGAAAGAAGCAAGAATGGTAATCTCGAAGTTTCCCTATACGAAGAGTATGACAAGAAGCTCGCTGAGATGAAAGAATATATTGTTGATAAAGTCGATCAGTTCCTACAGTTCAAGGGATCTGAGATTTATGAACAAGCTAAGACTGATATTATGAATGATCCAAGAATGGCTGAACATAAGAGTGCCTTCGACAAGATCGTTGATATCACAAGTGATTACTTAAGTGATGAAGATTATGCTAATGCTTCAGGTGCCAAACTTGAAGAATCAAAGAAGGCTATTGATGACCTCAAGGGTCAGATCAAGCTTCTTGAAGCCAGAAGCATCCGCTTAAGCACCGAGAACACCAAGCTTAACGAAGCTGTAAGAGCTGCTCATGATGTTATTACTGAGCAGAAAGAAGTTGCAGTTGTCGCTAAGAAGACTGGGATTGTTAATGAACAGAATGAAAGAGTCGAAAGAAGCAGGAATGTATCGGGGAGAGGACAACTAGTTGCAGGTGAAGCTATCATTGCGGAAAATGCTAGCGACACAAGTGACTTCAACGATTTACAAGTCTTAGCTGGTGTTAAAAGAACCAATTAAGGTATAAAAAAGGATTTTTTAAACAAAGTTTTATATAGAAAAGGTTAATTTATGAATATCAATGCTAAATTTCTAAACGAGGCTAAGGAGTTAGAGTCTCGTTGGAAGAAGACTGGCTTATTAGATGGAATCGAAGATCGTACTGTCCGATCCAATACAGCCGTACTTCTTGAAAACCAGAGACTCATCAATGAGTCTGCTACCGACACAGGTGACGTTGCTCAATTCAAGAGAATCAGCATCCCACTCGTTCGTAGAGTTTATCCACAGTTGATTGCAAACAAGATCGTTTCAGTCCAGCCATTGCTCGGACCAACCGGTCTCGTTTACTATCTCCGTTTTAGATACGGAAGCGACAAGGGTGCCGTCCGTGGTGCTAGCAACAAAGTCGGTTTCCCCGGCGATGATGCTAACTCACTCCAGCAGCTTGCTGACGGAACTGCTAACCTTGACGTTTTCTATTCACATCAGTTCGTCCAGAATGAAGCTCATGCTTTTACACTCTCTGGTGGAACACCTACTACAGCTGATACTCTTGAGCATGTTCCAGTAGTTGCTGGCACTGTTACTGGTACAGTTTATGTTGGTAACAATGTTGTCCAGACATTCGTTGTTCCTGCAAACAGCAGCAACTTAAGTCTAACCAACGTTGATATCACCGGTGGCGACTATGTTGCAAGTGGTACACTTAGCCTAGCAGACGGTGCTCTTGCACTAGCTTGGCAAGCCGGTTCAACTGGAACTGGCAAAGTTGTAATCAGCTATGAGTACAACATGGAAAACAACTCCGATATGCCAGAGATCAATCTGACAATCGAGAGCCAGGAAATTGCCGCTAAGACTCGCAAACTGAAGGCAGTTTGGAGCTACGAGGCTCAGCAAGATCTTCGCTCACAGCACAACCTCGACGCCGAGGCTGAGCTAACTGCCGTTCTTGCTCAGGAAATCAACCTTGAAATCGATCGTGAAGTTCTTGGTGACCTCCGCAATAACGCTGGTACTGTTTCAGCTTGGGATTTCAATACTGCTCTTGGTGATACCATCAAGGAAAAGTATGAATCACTCTACGTCAAGGTTGTTGAAGTCAGCAACGTGATCCATCGTAAGACACTTCGTGGCGGTGCTAACTTCATTGTTACATCACCAGAAGTTGCCTCAGTTTTCGAAACAGCTACTGCGGGTTTCGCCCCAGCTCCTTCAGAAACATTTACAAGCTCACTCGGCATCCAGTATGTCGGTACTGTAAACAATCGTTGGAGATTGTATAAGGATCCACTGTTCCCAACCGGACAGCTCCTTATGGGTTATAAGGGTGACAGCTATATGGACAGTGGATATTTCTACTGCCCATACGTGCCACTCACACAGACACCAGTCGTATTAGACCCAGATTCCTTCTCCCCAAGAAAGGGTCTGCTAACTCGATATGGCAAGAAGCTGTTGCGTGAAGGAAGTAAATTTTATGCAAGACTTAATATAGCCAATTTTATCGTCTGAACATATGTTCACTGATGAGACAGAAAAAAGCCCGAGGGAAACCTCGGGCTTTTTTATTTATCTTATGAAATTTATATCTTTCAAAAATTCAAATGTTATGTTTATTGATTTTATATAATCATCAAATATAAGCTCATAATCCATGCCGTTTTCATCAACAAATAACCTGGCGGCAACCTGCTTAGCTATTTGCTTATCATCTTCTTTTAAAAACTCTGCTTTTACTTCTTTGATAGATATTTTTTCTTTATCTTTCCATTTAATTAAAAAGTCAGGAACATAGAATCTTATTTTTCCTTCAAATTCATATGGTATCCTGAATGGTTCAAAAGAAAACCATTCAACCAAAGAATTATTGTCTAGGTAATAACAGTATATTGCTTCATAGGATGATCTGAAATAAACTCTTCCTTTTTTTGATTTTTCAGGGTAGCAAAAACCCTTTTTAGACAT